GATCATAGCAGGTATAAATCAAATATTTGACTATGTACAACTTAGTGGTACATTTATTGTAAATAACAGCTACCCAGAGTGGTTTAGGGCTGCTTCTAATAGTAGTGCAACTGATTATATTCAAGCAATTCAGTTTGCATTAGATGCTTTTAAACATACAAATATAGTTACTGATATAAATTTAGGAGGGGGAACTTTGACTATTCCTACTGGTTGTACTCTTAATTTTCAGGGAGGATCATTTATTAATGGTACTGTAATTGGAGATAGTACAAAAACAAACCTACTATTATCAGTGTTTGATGGTGACTTTATATTTGGTAATGAGTATCATAATTATAGTACAGATATAGATCATCCTGTAATCATAGAAAATATGAAGTGTATCTTTCATAATCACTTCATATTAAATTCATACTTATCTTTTAAGAATTGTGATGTTGAGGGGATAGATACAAGTATTGATGTTACTGGCTTATATGATAGGGATGAACAGGAAGGCAATGGAACTCCTACTTATTATACTAAGATTGCAATATTATTAGATGGAGGATCGCTAAGTAACAGTACTATTACCTTCAATAACTCTTCTACTAAGACTTTTGATAAGGCATATAAGATATTTGTAACACTATTAAGAAGTAATGCAGTTGTGTACAACTGTGATTTTAAGGATTTTACTTCATCAATATATGGAAATCTTACAATTATAAATATATGGCACGATTCTCTATCTAATGTGAATAACTGTACTTTCTCCAATATGTCTTCTGTGGCTGTAGGTACTATTGGGGGTAGTGTTCCAGGTCAACCTTCTGGTGGGTCTGTAAGAGCTATTACAATAGACTTTTGGACTACAGACCCTTATATGGGATCAACTAATATTTCTAATTGCTCTTTTAGTAATATAAGAAGTGTGGATAGTTCTGGTACAGAGGTAAAGCATGACTGTGATGGTGTATATATTGCAGGAACAGCAAATGGTGTAATTGGCTATTACAGGGATGTATTCATCCAAAGTTGTGTGTTTACTAATGTAAGAAAGAGAGCTATTAAAGTTCAAGCAGAAGGTGTGATAATAGATAACTGTCAGTTTAACTATGATATGCCTAATCAAAGTACTCTCATAGATAGTATTATTGGTTTTATGTCTCATAATTTAACTATGAGAAAGAGTACTATTACTACTTTAGATACTTCTTATAATATAATTCATCTTTACTCTGGTAATTTAGTTATAGATAACTGTAGTGTAAATACTTTAGGGTCTCTTCTCCTGAACTCTGTGCTGTCTCAAACAGTTAAGATAGATAATTGTAATATAGTTTGTAAAAACAGATTAGCATATCATGGAGCAGATTTAATAGGAACAGGTACTAATGATTTTAAAATATTAAACTCTACTCTTAATATTGGGGAGTCCTTAAGGGGGCAAAATGGTAATATATGCTTATATAACAATTGTATTATAGATACAGCCAATCTTAAGGAGGCTCATTCATTTGCACCTGGTTCAACAAGTTACTTTGAAGGGGTTACTGTCAAAGATTCTATTCTTAACTTTGATATATCAGATATTGATACTAATGTAGCTTTGATTGAATTTTCTAAGGAACTTAATTTTAATAATAATAGAGTTAACATTAATTCTAATCAAAGCACTCCATCTGTAGGGATGGTATTTAAGAGTTCATATAATGTAGAAGGTTTGAATATTAATATTGATACTGTGTATTTTACACAAACTCATAATTCATCCCTTATGATGTTTAATGGTATAACAGCAAGTGCAACATTACCCTGTTATATAAAAAATATAGATTTAAGTACATTTGGAAGTATACAATCTATAAGTTGTAATATAGGCTCTCCTACTACTTTTGTGACTTTTGAGAATATCAGAGTAGATACGGAAAATAATCAATACTTGCTTTTATATGGTATAAAGAATGTTATATTTAGGAACATTTACTCTATACCTAATACTTATAGTGATTCTGGAATTACTATTAATTACACTCTTCCCTCAAATATAATATTTGAGAGAGTATATTTAAAACCTTCTACACAGAGTGCAGGTCAGGATTTTCTGAAAGCTATAAGAAGTATAGGAGGGGAAGGTTACATATTAAATACTATTGATAATGTAATTAGAAGAAAGTATATATTTGATAGTGGACAAGAAGTATTCCTTTCTATAAGTAATACTAATATAAGTGGGGAAACTCCTACTTTGCAACCTACTGATGCTGGTATATCTAAGTATCATATTTCTAATAAGAAATACATTCTATGGAATGGTACAAATTGGGTAAACATGGATGGAAGTGCTTTAGCATAAAATAGAATTAAGTAAAAAGAAAATATGGCAAATGTACAACAATTAGTTAAAAGAGTGCCTCAAGGTGTTACTAATGTAAGTCCTATTACTTCTATTAGAGCAGTAAAGAGTGCAGAAACTGGCTATACTTTAGATGATATCCTTACAGGATTTAATATGCTGTTCTTATCTTATAATGTTAGTGCTGAATTAACAAGACTTCAAGTCCCACTCTCTTTCAGGAGGGAGGGACTTTGGGTTACATATGTAACTTATGATAGGACAGTTGTTACAGAATGGTATAATTCTAATGATATTGATGATGATACATGGAAGTCTGATGCTAATTGGAGACAAGGTAGTAATATGCTTGTAGGAGATATTAGTATTTCTGCTGAGGGCAACTGGGTTATTAATGGAGTAGATACAGGTTCTAAAGCTCAAGGTCCCTCAGGTACTAATCCTATACTTAGAAATAACCAGAATAAACTTGAGGTATCTTATGATGAAGGAAAGACATGGAGTGTTATCTCAGAATATATTGCAGCATGGTTCAGATTTACAGGCACTGTTGGAAATAATCAAGCTGATAATATAGGTAAGATACAAATTAGTAGAGATAATGGTAGTACATGGACTGACTTAAGTGGTGAATTTACCAATAACTTACATATTAAAGGATATGTAAATTCTATAGCAAATCTTCCTTCAAATGCAGCTCAAGGTGATATTTATGGTGTAGGTCCTACTTATGACCCAAGTGATACTGAACATACAAATCCTATCTATCAACTATATGTTAAAAATAATGTTGGGTGGGTTAATAATGGTAGATTCACTTCTATTAGTGCTGGTGTAGTACAAGAGACTGGTAACAGTGAAAACTTAGTAATGTCTCAAAAGGCTGTTACTAATGAAATAATGAAGGATAGATACTCATTATATTCAAGTCAAGCCTTCTATGGAGAGCCTGGAATTGACCCTAATCACTTTGTAGATTTCACAAGTAGTGTACAATTTAATGGTTATAAGGAAGATCCTCTGTGGGATTGTGCATGGGTTCATATATTTAAAGGTAGTAAGTTTATAACTATCACTGGTGCTGTATCTTCAACTGTTAGTTACTATAATAGTACAACTCCTACTGCTGGATCTTATTTAGGTATAGGTACTACTATACCAAGTGATGCTAAGTTATGTTTAATTAACTTCACAAAGGAGAATAATCCTAATGGTTATGGCAATTTGGTGGTATCTCAAGAAGGAATGGCTTCTACTAAAGGTAAGTTTACTGAACTCAGTAACACAGTAGATACTGTCTCTGATAATCTTAAAGCTACCTCAGCATTAGCTGTAGAAATAGCAGCAGACTTTGGTGCAACTCCTATTGGAGTTAATGCTCTTGACACTATTAATGTATTAAGAAATTGGGGCTTTGATAGTGGTCAGTGGGTTAATCTTGAAGGATTAGTTAGTTCAGGTAAGTTATTCTTAAAGAGTAACCAATACTATACTGCTCAAAACATCAAGGCATATCCTAGTATTAATGCAATGTATATTGCAGCATTTGATGCTAATGATAATTACTTAGGTAGAACTGTCATATCTCTTCAATCAGATTTATCAGCTACATTTATTTATAACAAATTACAAGGAGCTTTCTATGAGAGAATAGTATTAACTGGAGTACAGGGACCTACTGATTACTCAGATATGCAACTTGAAGAAGGATTTAATAAATCACCAATAGAACCATTTAAAGGATATACATTTAAAAATATAGAGGATGCAGATTTCATAAATCAAGTTAAAGATCAATATTTACAATATCCAACAGGTAAAAATTATATAAATCAATCTAATTTGTTATATGGCTACTCACTTGATGGAGGAGTAATTGTACCAAATGCAAGAGGTATATTCTCTAATAAATTATTTCTTAAAGATGGCACAACCTACACTGCATCAGGAATTCCTATCTATGCAGCTAATATCAAGAATATGTATATAGCATATTTTGATAAAGAGAATAACTTCCTTAAGAGAACTCAACATGCTATGCAAGTGGCAGAGGGTGCTACAAGTGGTCAGGTTACTTTTGTATTTAATAATAGTGATGGTGCTGCTTTCTATGTAAGAATCCTATTACAAAGTAGTAACTCAGCTTCTGTATTTGATCCTAATATAGCTCAGTTAGAGCTGGGAAGTAGTGCTACAACCTTTGAAAATTACCAGAGTACTATCTACAAAATGCCAGAAGCAGAGGTAAATAATGCTCTGGAGAATAGAAATATACTACTTACAGGAGCTTCCTTTGCCTTTCCAGAGAATGAATGGTTTGGTTATGTGCAAAGAGATTTAGGTATTACTGGATATAATAAAGCTGTTAGTGGTGAAACTATGACTGAAACAGCACAGAAGATGCATGATGGTACTCTCTATACTCAACAGGAGTTTGAAGATTTTGATGTATTTCTTATATTCCATTCGCATAATCAAGTAGTAACTGATACTACTAATATTAAGGAGAACTATGAAGATTATGTATTTCCTCTTACTGATAGGTCAGCTCAGTGGGATTATGTATTAAAAAAGTACTCTGCTGAATGTTATGCTGCAAGACTTAATCCTAATAGTAGATGGTATGGCACTAAAGAAGGTAAGCCTTGTATGGTAGTAGTATGTACCCACTGGCATGATGCAAGAACCAACTTCAATGATTCTATTAGGGTACTTCAAGCCAAGTGGGGATTCACCCTGTGTGAGTTTGATACAAGAATAGGTTTTAGTAAGAACCAAGTTCACCCTGTAACTGGAGAGCAAGTATCTATACTTCACTGTGATAATGAGTATGGTAATACTGAGGTTATAAATGGAGTTACTTATGGTTGGCATCAGACAAGAGGTAAGGCTGCTTACATTCAAAAGAGGATGGCATCTATTGTTGAAAGTGTTATAAGGAATCTATAATGCTACTAATTAATAATCTACTTATACTATTGCATAAGTAGATTATTTTTAATATGTTTGCACAATAATATGGGGGAAGAAAATATGAAGAAGTATATAATAATCCTTATTCTAATATTGATTGGAGCTATAGCTCATCTATCATATCAGAATAAGCAATTGACTACTAAGTATGAGACTTCTATTGAGAATGTTAAAGCCTATGATACTCAATTAAATGGGCTTGAAGGCAAGAATAGAGTATTAAAACTAACAGTTGAACAGCTTAATTACTTCAATGATTCAATCATTAAGAAGATGAAAGTGGTCCAGAAGGAATTAGGTATAAAGGATAAGAGATTACAACAGCTTCAATATGAGGCAAGTCATGCACAAAGAACTGATACTATTATCCTACCAGATACTTTATTTTTAAATCCTCAGTTAAAGCTGGATACTATAGTGGGAGATAAGTGGTTTAAAACTAATCTTCATTTGGAATTCCCAAGTACTATAGCATTGAAACCTGAGATAGAGTTAGAGAGATATACATTCATAAATGGTAAAAGGGAGACTGTGAATCCACCAAAGAAGTTCTTCTTGTTTAAGTGGTTCCAGAAGAAACATACAGTAGTAGAAGTAAATATAAGGGAAATGAATCCCTATGTTAAAAATAAAACACAAAGATTTATACAAATAGTTGAATAATTATGATTGAAAGTGGAATACTTATTACAGCATTAATAGGCATTGTAACCACATTTACTTCGGGATTTACTGCATGGTTCTTTGCAAGAAAGAAGTATAATAGTGAAGTTGATAATAACCTAATTAAGAATATGCAAGACTCTTTGGAGTTCTATAAGAAATTGTCAGATGATAATAAGTCAAGACTTGATGAAGTCCTCAAGAGAAATGATAATCTTGAGGAGGAAGTCAAAGAATTAAGACAACAGGTGATGGGCTTAATGACAAGTATATGTACAGACCTATCTTGTCAGATAAGAAAGGGAAATTATAAGGATGTAATTAAAGCTAAAAAGTAATTAATATGAAAAGAGTACTTAATCTTGGGAGTCTTTCAAGAATAGTTGAAGGAGACCCTAATGAAATAACAGATGATGAAATTCTTGTAATCAAGGATAAGATTGTAGAGGGTAAGATAATTGATATTCAAAAGAGAGTTGATGGCAAACTGGTATCTCTTATTACTGAGAAATATACTTATACTATCAATCCTACTCCTGCTGATGCTATAGTAGTTATCAATGGTTCAACTACTAAAAGTATTAGGGCAGCTAAAGGACATACAGTTACTTGGTCTGTATCAAAAACAGGTTATATAACTCAGTCTGGTAGTGATATAATCTCTGGTGATGTATCAAAGAGTATAACATTAGTAGAAGATAGTGAAGACCCATCAGTATGAAACTATTATTAAAGAGACTATTTAAGGGACCTAAATATACTATAGGTAAACTTTATGTAAATGGTGTTTATGAATGTGATACTCTTGAAGATACTGATAGAGGTCTCTATGAAACACAATCTCTTCTGGAGATACAGAGTAAGAAGGTCTATGGACAGACAGCAATTCCTTATGGAACTTACAAGATTGATATGAATACTGTAAGTCCTAAATTCAAGGATAGGTCATGGGCTAAATTCTGTGGAGGAAAGTTACCCAGACTTATAGATGTAAAAGGATATGAGGGGGTACTAATCCATGTTGGTAATAAGGCTGAGGATACCTTAGGTTGTATTCTTGTGGGAGAAAATAAAGTAAAAGGACAAGTTATTAATAGCACAGCTACCTTTCAGGAGTTATATTCAGTTATGCTGAAAGCAAAACTCCTTGGAGAGGAACTAAGTTTAACAATAGAATAGGAGAGATTATTTATGGCAAAGACTTGTAAATCAGGTGGAAAGATGCCACCAAAAGGTGGAAAGAAACCTACAAAGAAGTAGAAATGGGAAGGGTGTAGTATTATTACTATACCCTTATCTTTTGGCAGTAAATAAGTAATTTATTTATAGAGTTGTAAGGGTCTTATTTACTATGTTGTAGAAGTCATAAATCCCTACTATCTTTGTGCCAGTTTAATAACTAAAGGAGTAGAAATATGATAGGAGAATTAAGTGAAGACCTCATTATGACAGGGGATGAAATAGATGTAGAGAATCTATTTTCTGATGATGGGGGTGAAGAAGAAACACAGGTAACTCCACCTGCCCCAAAGGAGAAAGAAGAAAAAGAAATTGAAAAAACTACTGAGGAAGAAGAGGTAAATCCTGATGATTTATTTGATAATCCAGAGAGCGTAGGTAGTGGAAAAGATAATCAAGAAGAAGAGGAAGATACCCAATCTGAAAAGGACAAAGGTACTTCTCCCAAAACTAACTTCTACTCTTCCATTGCCAGTGCCTTGAAAGAAGAAGGTATCTTCCCTGACCTTGATGATGATACATTAAATGGTATCAAGACTCCAGAAGATTTTGCAGAAGCAGTTGAAAAGACTGTTCAGGCAAGATTAGATGAAAGACAAAAGAGAATTGATGCTGCATTACAAGCTGATGTAGAACCAGATGAAGTAAGAAGGTATGAACAAACCCTTGCTAATTTGGATGCAATCAAGGAGGAATATATAACTGATGAAACTGAAAAGGGTGAAAGATTGAGAAAGAATTTAATCTATCAGGACTTTAGGAACAGAGGTTATAGTGAAGCCAGAGCTAAGAGAGAGGTTGAGAAATCTTTCAATGCTGGCACAGATATTGAAGATGCAAAAGAGGCATTGGAAAGTAATAGGGAGTACTTTAGTACTCAATATCAAGACCTAATCAAGGAAGCTCAAGAAGAGGCAAAAGAAGAACAAAGGAAAATTAAAGAAGAGGCTGCACAATTAAAGAAATCAATGCTTGAGGATAAGGAAGTATTTACAGGTATTACACTTGACAAGACTACAAGACAAAAAGCATTTGAGAATATTACTAAGCCTGTCTTTAAAACAGAAGATGGAGAATATTTGACTGCTATTCAGAAATATGAAATGGATAATCCAGTTGAGTTTAGAAAGTATCTATCTGTATTGTTCACTATGACTGATGGCTTCAAGAATATTGATGGTCTTGTAAAAGGTAAAGTAAAGAAAGAAGTCAAGCAAAGTCTTAGAGAATTAGAACACAAACTCAGTAGTACTACAAGAAATTCATCAGGTAATCCAAGATATGTTGGAGGAGTTGAGGAAGATACTGAGTCTTATATTGGAAAGGGCTGGGACCTTGATGTCTAAAAACATATTAACTAACAAAAATAATTAACAGATTATGGCTGGTAAATTAGGTAAATTTCAAATGTTAGGCTTCCAACACTGGAAGGGTCTGACAAGTGACAACCACCTTGGAGCTATCTTCCAACAAGCACCTCAGAAGGCAACTAACCTTATGGTGCAACTGTTGGCTTTCTATAGAGGAAAGAGCTTGGATACATTCCTTAATTCATTCCCTACAAGAGAGTTTGAAGATGATAATGAATACTACTGGGATGTTATTGGTTCTTCAAGGAGAAACATTCCTCTTGTTGAAGCAAGAGATGAAAATGATGTTGTAGTTGCTGCTAATGCAGCTAATGTAGGAGTTGGTACATCTCCTTTCTATCTGGTATTCCCAGAAGATTGGTTTGCAGATGGTGAAGTTATTGTAGGTAACTTGAACCAAGTATATCCATTTAGAATCCTTGGTGATGCAAGAATGGAAGGTACTAATGCAGTGTACAAAGTAGAACTTATGGGTGGTAATACTCAAGGTGTTCCTGCTGAAAGACTGCAACAAGGAGAAAGATTCTCTATTGAATTTGCTCCTGTAGAAAAAGAACTTTCAAGAAAGGTTGGTGATGTTAGATTCACTTCTCCTGTAAGCATGAGAAATGAATGGACTACAATCAGAATCCAACACAAGGTAGCTGGTAATAAGCTAAACAAGAAACTTGCTATGGGTATTCCTATGGTTAGAAATCTTGAAAGTGGAAAGCAAGTGAAGGACACTGCAAACATGTGGATGCACTGTGTAGATTGGGAAGTAGAACTTCAATTTGATGAGTACAAGAACAATGCTATGGCATGGGGTACTTCAAACAGAAATCTGAATGGTGAATACATGAACTTTGGTAAATCAGGTAATGCTATTAAGACTGGTGCTGGTATCTTTGAACAAACAGAGGTTGCTAATACTATGTACTACAATACATTCAGCTTGAAGTTACTTGAAGATGCACTGTATGAACTATCAGCTTCTAAACTTGCAATGGATGATAGACTCTTTGTAATCAAGACTGGTGAAAGAGGTGCTATTCAGTTCCATAAGGAAGTATTGAAGACTGTATCTGGTTGGACTACATTTGTACTTGATAATAACTCTACAAGAGTTGTTGAGAAAGTTCAGTCAAGACTTCACAGTAATGCACTTAGTGCTGGTTTCCAATTTGTTGAATACAAGGCTCCTAATGGTGTTAGGGTAAGATTAGATGTTGACCCATTCTATGATGACCCAGTAAGAAACAAGATTCTTCACCCAATGGGTGGTGTAGCTTTCTCTTACAGATATGACATCTGGTATATTGGTACTATGGATCAACCTAATATCTTCAAGTGTAAGATTAAGGGTGATAATGAGTACAGAGGATACCAATGGGGTATCAGAAATCCTTTCACTGGACAAAAGGGTAATCCTTATATGTCATTTGATGAGGACTCTGCTGTAATTCACAGAATGGCTACTTTGGGTGTTTGTGTGCTTGACCCAACAAGAACTATGTCATTAATTCCTGCAATTCTGCAAGGATAAGCATAAATAAAAGGGAGGCAGGTAATTCCTCCTCTCTTTTTCTTTTTTAAGATATTAAATGGAGAAGTAATATGGCAAAAGAAGTTAGTACAATGGTTTTAGATGATGAGGAAATTATGAAAGAAACACCAGTTATACCTGATGTTAATAATCTCTTTGAAGAACCAAAGACAAGAAAAACAAAGAAACAAGCAGTAATAGAGGGTAATGATGAACCTATTAGCTGTCTAAGAAATGAAAGAGTTATAGTAAGGTTTGTTCCCAAGCAAACTGGTTTAGTTTCAAACCCTAAGCATATCCTATATGGAGGTATGGCAGAAGCAGCAGTAAGATGGTTTACTCTACCAAGATTGAGTTCTGGTATGTATGTAAATGCCCTCACTGATAAAGAGAAAGCCTATCTTGAAGAGATAATGGGTCTTGAATATAATGCTCTATCTATCTATAAGAAGGTAGATAACTTCTGGGATAATTATACAGTGAGATTAACTAAGCAAGATAATTTCTTGAACTTGGCTGACCCTGATGATTATATCAAATATAAAATCCTTTTAGCAAATAAGGACTATATTGCATCTTCTCTTCAAGAGCTGCAAGATAGACCTAAAATGACTTATCAGTTTGTGATTGTACAAGAAGGTGAGGAAGCTAAGACTGCTAAGAAGGAAATGAATGCTACAATGCAGTCATACATGAAGTTTGGTGAAATTCAAGATGATGCTGATAAGTTAAGAGTAATCATTGAAACTATTGATGGTAGACCTCTTGCTAAGACAACTAAGACTGAATTCTTACATGAGAAGATTAACAAGCTAATTCAAGCTGACCCAAAACTTTTCTTAAGAGTTGCAGAAGACCAGTATCTTGATACTAAAGTTCTAATCAAGAAGGCTATTGAAGAAGGTCTAATTAGTAACAGAGGGGGTATGTTATACCTGAAATCTGATGGTTCTCCTTTGTGTGGAGATAATGAAGAACCTACTTTAAGTGTAGCTGCTAAGTTCTTAAGTGCTCCTAAGAGACAGGAATTAAAGTTCAGTCTGGAAGCAAAGCTAAAAGAGTAAAGATATGAATGTTAATGAATTTTCTAATGAATTTGATGTACTCTATAACAACATAATGAGCAATGCTGCTCCAGGGTTAAATGAGTATGAAAAGTCTGTACTGCTTACTAAGGCTCAAGAAGAGATAGTTAAGAACTATTTTGAACCAGCAGGTAATAAGTATGGAAAAGGATTAGATGATTCACCAAAAAGACAAATAGATTTTTCAGAATTAATAAAGGTAGGGAAAGGGGTACTTAATACAAGTGCTCCTACTATCACCTTTGATAAGAGAGCTAAGGTATATGATTTACCTACTGACTTATTCTTGGTTATAAATGAGGCTGTTGATACTAATGCAGGAACTAAACAGATAGTTCCAATCAGTTATTCTGATTATACAAGGCTTATGTCAAGACCTTACAAGGAACCAGTTAAATATCAGGCATGGAGAATAATTACTACTTCTATAAACAATATCTCTGTAGAATTAATAGTGAACAGTAATGAAACTATTACAGACTATAAGGTAAGATATATAAGAAGACCTGCTCCAATTATCACTACTAATCTATCTTCTGAATATGGTGATGTCACAATAAATGGTGTAAGCACTATTTCAGAATGTGAGCTTAACCCAATTATTCATAGTGAGATATTACAGAGAGCAGTTGAATTGGCTAAGGCAGCTTACCAAGGAGATTTGCAAGCAAGTGTTGAATTAGGACAGAGGTCTGAGTAAAATATAAAGTATGACTAATAAAGAATTTTCTGATGGATTCAGTACTTTACTTAACTCATTTGGTGTCACTCCTAATATAACCCTTGATGAATATGAGAAATCAACATTTCTCACTAATGCTCAAGAACAATTGATTATTGACATCTACTCTGGAAGGAATATTATTTATGGTAAGTCCTTTGAACAGACAGAAGAAATAAGAAGATATTTGAGCAATTTGGTGGAGACCTATGAAACAAGTACCAAGGTTACAGGAAAGCTGGGACTATCAAAAGATTCAGTATTCTTTGAGATACCACAAGATACTTGGTTCATTACTTATGAAGTGGCATTCCTCAAGGACAGTAGATTAGGTTGCTTGGATGGTATAGAGGCAAGTGTGGTTCCATTACCACAGGATGATTTATATAGAGCAAAGGATAATCCATTTAGAGGACCAAGTAAGGACAGAGTACTGAGACTTGATATAAAAAGTGATTTAGCTGAATTAATCAGCAAGTATAATGTGGATAAGTATTTAATGAGATATATCTCTCAGCCCACTCCTATTATACTTGTAGATTTACCTGATGGACTAAGTATCAATGGTGTAAGTACTGAAAGTGAATGTGAACTAAATCCTGTAGTACACAGAGCAATACTTGAAAGGGCTGTACAGCTTGCCATAATAAGTAAAACTCAACTGACAGGAAATAAAGAATAAATTATAAACTAATTAAAAAATAAATTAATTATGGCAATTTTTAGTATAAATCAAGTAAGACAACTGTATGTTGCAAAGGCTCTCAAAGCTAATACAGCAGCCCTTACAACTGCTGGTGATATTGTACCAAAGGCAGATACAGCTAAGACTACTCTGTATTTTCAGTCTATGTCTCCTGCTGGGATTGTAGCAAGTGATAAGATTGACCTTAAGCATGTATTATATGCAAAGGCTACACCATCAGATGCTCTGGCTCATAAGCTGGTTAGATACTCAGTTACTCTTGATGCAGATGTATCTGCAACTCCTGTAGCAGGTCAGAATTATATCTTGAGATTGGCTTTCAGACAATACATTGGTTTGTCAGAAGAAGACCAATACTTCAAGTATGGGGAAGTAATTGCAAGAAGTGGAATGACTGCATCAGATTTCTACAAGAAGATGGCTATTTCTTTAGCTAAGAACCTTGAGAATAAGACAGAATCTACTCCTCTTGTAAATATCTATCTTGTAAGTGCAGCAGCAGCTAATACTGATGTTCCAGTTACATCAGCTACTAAGGAATCAGACCTTGCTGCAACTGACTACAATCAAATCATCATTGAAGAAACAGAACAACCTTGGGTTCTTGGTATGATGCCTCAGGCATTTATTCCTTTTACTCCTCAGTTCTTAACTATTACAGTTGATGGTGAAGATAGACTTTGGGGTAAAGCTACTGTAGTTACTCCTAAGAAGACTGTTCCTGATGGACATCTTATTGCAGACCTTGAATACTTCTGTATGGGTGCAAGAGGTGATATCTACAGAGGAATGGGTTATCCTAATATTATTAAGACTACTTACTTGGTAGACCCAAGTGCAGTTTATGATGTATTGGATATTCACTATTTCTACACAGGAAGTAATGAATCAGTTCAAAAGTCTGAAAAGACTATTACTCTGGTTGCTGTAGATGATGGTAGTCATACTGCAATGAATGCTCTGATTGGAGCTATCAATACTGCATCTGGCTTAGCAATTCCTACATTAGCTTAACAATAAAAAAAAGGAGAGAATATACTTCTCTCCTTTAAAAAAAAAA